TTGGCTTGCATTTCTTTTAATGGGTCAATCCAAGCAAATGATCTTGGTATGTAATTAACTGATCTAGCAAACTTATCAATTTTTCCCATTGGGAGGTTGATGTAGCCTGTAGAAACAGTCATCACTAACCATGATTGAAATACTGGATTTACAAAATGCTCAATAACAAATTGCTGGTATATCTGGTACATACTGCGATCTTCTAAAGCACCTTGTCTGATAGATGAGTAATTAACAGAAGTTAAATCATTGGACAGTGAGTGATAAGAGATGTTTAAGCCTGATGCAATGCTTCTTAGAACGTTAGTTGTAAAAGATTCAAATGCTGATGTTGGATGTGTTGGGTCAAAGGCTTTAAAGTCCATGCCTGCTGGAAGCTGCTCAAAGACCCCTGCTTGAGCGTTCATAGTTGGGTTGAAGATATCCTCATACTCACCATCACCGACATAACCATCGCCATCTGGGGAGGTAAAGAAGCCCATTTTAGATGCCCCAACTCTTGCAGCAACAATTTCTGCCTCAAGATAACCATTAAGCATTTTGACATTAGCCATAGCAGTTGCAACTAAAGAAACTCCTCTGGTTTGCTCGGCTCTGCTTGGCAAATAAGCATGAATAATCTCATCAGCAGGAACTCTAATGTGTTCGTTTTGATTTAGGTAAGTTCTGTCATAAGGATGGTTTTTGTAAAGATGATAGGCAACAGGCTTGTCATTTTTGTTAACCTCAACACCCATTTTGATTTTGTTGCCAGTAGGCTTGTAAATGTCGTTTTTATTTTCATCCAAATGATCTGATTCTAGGAATTGCAATTGAAATCCAAATGGAGAACTTGGCTCTTTTATTTTTCTAACTAAAACTTCGCCATCCCTAGCTAAAGACTCTATAAATATCTTTTGGCAATCCAGAAAAGACAATCTGCCATTAGTTGTGCAGCTTCCAAGTTCGCACCATTCTTTCCAAGCACTTTCAATGAGCAGGTTAGCTCCAATATCCAAAGAACCATCATTGTTCCTTGCTTTGGAGCTAACTCTTATGCCATGCTTTCCGATAACATTAGACACCATCAGGTTAAGGTATCTCGCAATATAGCTATCGTTTCTAGCTAACTCTCTTGCCCTATCTCTTAGGATTCTTATGTTATCTTTTATTTCAGCATCAGCACTTGTAGAGGTCGTTACAAAGTCTGCAAACAACCTTCCAGTGTTCGCTCCAGTGTAACTTCTTTTGTAAGCCTTGCTTTTTTGTTTTTTAGGGGTGTTGCCACCTAATATTCTGTTGTACCAAGCCATTATGTGAAACTCTTAGGTGTTGTGCCAGTTGCACGACCAAAATTAACTTTGATGGTGTTTCCTGAGCCTCTTTTGTTTTTAATTCTTAATTGTTTAACTTCCTTTAGATATTCAGCCTTATATCTGGCTCTAAACGTCAACAATTCATCAATAGACAGTCTTGATAAAGACCTTCCAGCTATAGACATAGAACTTTGATCCATAGTAGCTCGATTTTCTATAACAGCTTCAATAGCATCTAAAACTATCTTTGCATGACTTCTAACAGAGGCAGAAGTTGTTGCATAGTTATCTTGAATCTCAACAAAACCTTCTTCTAGCTTAACTCTTGCTGAGTCAGAGGTTCTGGTTATGTATGAAACCCAGTTGTAATTGCCTTTGGTGTATGAGCCTGTGTTTGTTGCTTCAATAATATAAGCATTATTAGACTCGCTAGCAGTCAAAGTAAAATTAGAGACTGTAGCACCATCAATCAGATTGAATTCATAGGATAGTGAATAGCTAGCCACTGGATAATCTGTGGATAAGTCATCCCTTTTCCACGCCCAAAAATCTCCCAACTGCAATTCAGTGGGAACTTGACTTGGATAATTTGTTGAATCAAATTGATTGCTCAAGCAAAAACCTCATAAATGTTTTAGATATATCTACATCTAACCCTATGGTGCATTGCGATAATGTCAATAATTTAGCTTAAATTATATTATTTCCAAGAAGTTGCAAAATTGCCTCTGTTTATTCCTTTTTGTGGTGATGCTTGACGTTTCTCTGTGGGTTTTGATTCCTGTGTTAACAATTTCTCTTCTATGATGTCGAAGTTTGGGTTGAGAATGTAAATAGCAGCAAAGTTATAAACCAAAGTATCTAATGCTTCGTTTCTTGGTCTTATCTGTTTCCAGACTAATGTTTTTCTACCTCTAACAAACTTAGTGATGCGTTTTTCTGCTGTAAGTTGTTTGAAGTATTCCTCATCAATGTCAGAGCAGAAATGTAATGTTGTGCTTTCCTCTTCTGTGGTCAATCTTGCAAAGATAGCTTCTTTTGCACTGTCAGAGCCTACGCCATAAAGAACAGCTTTGTTTTTACCAACGAAGGTAGGTCTATTGGCAATTGGCTTGCCTGCTGTTGATAAACCCTTGACTGCAAATATCCTTCTAGCCTGTCTTGGTTTGGTGAATTGATAAACCATGTTGGTGTGATGTCCACCTGAGTCAATTGCACAACATGAAATAGGCATCAATCTTTCTGATTCAGTTTTAAATCTTTTCTTTAGGTAAGCATCAAGATCGTTCCAAACATTTAAGGCGTTGGGATCACCCCAGAATATCTTGTAATCACAAACCCATGCTTCATAGTTCTTACCCCAGCCAACTAGCTGCAACTCTAAACGATCTTTCTGCGTATCTACGCCAGCAGTTAGAATAAGCACATCTTCTGGAATCGTGTTGTAGTCATAATTGAGTCTACGCTGCAAAAGTGATTCGTACTCAACAGCTTCGCCTTGCTCCTCCCATGATTCACCTAGTGCTGTGTTGATCCAAGTCTTTAGCATCTCTGGATTCTTTTTAGCTTCAATGAATGATTTAGCCATGTCAGCCCAAGTAGACCAGACTGAGTAAAGTTCTGATATGTGAAATCCTGCAGTATCTGACTTAGGTGCTGATGCTATCCACTCGCCATGTTTTAACATCCATTGCTTCTTAGCTTCATCTATTACTGAGCCACAATGCTCGCAAGCATAATTAGCTGTTTCTGGTTTATGTTCTTCCCAAACCACATTCTTCCATTTCAATACTTGCTTCTCATTACATTCTGGGCATGGAACATGATAGTAACGCTTGTCTGATTCTTCAAAAGCAGTTTCTATTCTTGATAGTCCTTTAATTGTTGGCGTGGAGCATAAATAAATCTTCTTATTCCAAAAAGTAGTTGTTCTTTTGGTTGCTAGTGATATTGGATCACCTTCAGAGCCTGCTGATGCTTCATAGCGGTCTACCTCATCTGCTAAAACGATTCTTATAGGACGTGAAGCTAATCCGCTTGCAGAATTTGAGCCGACTATGTTTAAGTTGCCACCTGCGAACTTTTTGGATAAAACTGTATTTCCTGAATCACGACTTCTTGGGTCTTTAACACAATCTCTTATTTTTTCAGAATCACGAATCATGGTTGCCAGCCTGTCTTTTGAGAACGCCTGACCCATAGCCAAAGTTGGCTGCATAACTAACATAGGCGATGGGTCTTGGTCTATGTAGTAACCAATGACATTTAGAAGCACCTCTGTTGCACCAACCTGAGAAGATTTCATAAATATGATTCTTTGTATATTAGGATCATTAAATGAATCCATTATTTCTTTTTGATATGGTGCTCTATCAGTTCTCCATGCACCAGCTTCTGCCGATGACTCAGGAGATAGTTTTCTGTAATGATCAGCCCAGTCGCTAATCTTCAGATTCGGTGGTGGAGTCCAAGTCAGGTCTAACTTCTGAACCACTCTTTCTATATTTTTGAGGTATTCCATTTTGTGCCAACTCATTTAGTGCTTCATGCACTTGTTCTTTTATTATTAATTCTGCTTCAGCATATTTATCAGTAGCAATAACTTGATGTGCAATTCTTGATGGCAAACCAAGCAATTTTGCTCTTGCATTAGCCACATAATCAATCCAAGTATCTTCTACCAATTGTGCTGGTATGAGTTGCCCTTCAAGCTCCTCAACTTCTAGCTCTGCTTTTCTAGCTTGAGCTGCTGTTAGTTTTGTTTTCTCCTCTGCAATGTCTCCAGTGCCAGTCCTTTTGTTGTAACCGCCCAGCTTTCTTAGGTAAGAAATATAAGCAACCCTACAAACATCAGTGTTTAATGGTGATCTGCCTTTTTTAGAGGGCAATATGCCATCTCTAATGAGCTCTGAGACTCTTTTGACTGATAAGTCTAAGTGTTCTGCAATATCTCTTTGTGTAGCCATACAGTGCCTTATTTACCCTATTTAAGATTGGTTGTCGCTAAGAAGAAACTGAGCTGTCCAATTACC